CATCGGCTCGACGTCCGCAAGCTCCACGCTCCGGCCGTCCTGAGGCGTCGGCAGCGCCGCGACGGCCGCGGTGACCGCATCGCGGACCATCGGCTCGACGTCCGCAAGCTCCACGCTCCGGCCGTCCTGAGGCGTCGGCAGCGCCGCGACGGCCGCGGTGACCGCATCGCGGACCATCGGCTCGACGTCCGCAAGCTCCACGCTCCGGCCGTCCTGAGGCGTCGGCAGCGCCGCGACGGCCGCGGTGACCGCATCGCGGATCATCGGCTCGACGTCCGCAAGCTCCACGCTCCGGCCCTCCTGAGGCGTCGGCAGCGCCTCGAGCGCGGAGACGCGCTCCTTAAGAGCAGCATTCTCCGCAAGAATTGGGCTCAATTGCCGCTCAACGTAAGCCTTGACCGACGCCACGATCTCCTCGCCGAACGCCTTTCCGTCGAACATCAGCCGAACCCCTTGTGTACGGCGAGGAGCGCCTTGGCCGCCTCAGCTTCGATGGCGTTGTCATTGGCCGCGTCGGCGTCGGAGGGGGCGCCAGGCCGGGTTTCAGCCTTTGCAAACGGATCGTCTTTCGCATCCCGCTTTGCCAGCGCGGCGAGGCTGTAATCCTGTTGCTGGCGATAGACGACGTTGCCCCCTTCGGTCGGTTCGAGGCCGAGCTTAGCGCGCCCCTCGTCGGGCGTCAGATAGTTGCGGCCCTTTTCGAGGACATCCATCTGGGTCGCGCTGTCCATGCGCAGAAGGTTCTCGGTATCCAGCTCGACGCCATATTCGACGCCGCCGACGCTCTTCACACCCTCACCGATGCCAAGGCCTTCATCGAGCAGCAGCTCGATCGCCTCGATGAGGATTTGCAGGCACTGGGTGTAATATTCGACGTTGAGCGCCTGAACATTATTGTGCGTGGGCATCTGCCCGATGCCGATCTTGTACGGCGGCACGTGATAGGTGCTGCAGACTACTTCGGCATTCCATTTGAGCTGCTCGATGAGCTGAGCGTCAACCGCCTTCACCGCGAGGCTCTCGAACTTCAGCCCATCGCCGAGCACGGCGATCCTGCCCGCATTGTCGCCGGTAAACTTCTCTTCCCACTGCGCCTTCAGGCGAGCGGCATTTGCCTCATCGATCTTGCCGGGCGCGACTAGGAGGCCGCCCGGCTGACAGTTGTTCTTGAAGAAGCTCGCCGATGCGTTCTGAATGGCGATGCCTTGGGTCGCCGCGAGACCGTTCGCATAGATCGGCGAGATGCCGACAAGCGGGTGGAAGAGGCAATTGAACCGATCGTGGATGATCTCGCTCGCCGGCACCGTCACCGTTTCATGAATGCCCGAAACCTTGTCGGCAGAAAGCTGGTAATAGATGTCCCCGCTGTCGCTGATCAGCGGCAGCACGAGGTTCGGATCGAGAACGTAGTGCCGAGTGACGACGCCGCGGCCGTCGCGCTGCTTCAGGACGTAGGTGTTGCCCGACTGGAGCTTCGACAACACCCAATTCTCGATGAACTGGATGCGCGTCTGAAAATGGTTCGGCTTGCGCAGCACCGGCGAGAATGCCGCGCTCTGCGTCTCCGTCCAGATACCGCTCGCACCCTTCGACACGAGCTTGATCCGAAGCTTCGCGATGTCGCTGGCGATCAGGGTCTGGCAGGCGAAGACGGCATGAAATGCCAGAACAGCGTTGCGATCGACGGTGACGTTGCGCTGCCAAGCACCGGTGAAGCTTTCGAGGATGCGGAACCAGCCGCCACGGCCACCGGGGAGACTTGTGAGCGCCTTCTCGTCTGCAGCCGGTCGCGAACGCGCGAGGGTGAGGCCGAAAATCTTCATGCCGCCTCCCTCGTTCGGCCACACCAGACCACCTCGCCGAAGCCGTGCATTTCGGCGAGGTTCTCGGCGTGATCGTCATCCTGCGCGACCGCAATGATGCGACCGGGCCAGTGAGAAGCCGCTTCCGGAGAGGCGATCACGCCTTGAAACGGCAGTCCCTCGATCGCCTGCTCCACATCGGTCCAGAGGGACGGCGAATATCCGAGCAGGAGGCATCGGCCCTGCGGATCACGCCGATAATGGTCGGCAATCCACGGATCCGTGCGCATCATCCAAGGCTTCGACTGGCCGGCGAAGAACATGAGCCGGCGTCGGATATGGCCGGATCGCGGGACCGTATGGAAACAAACCCCGTCCTGTTCGCCCCATGTGGCCTCCCCAGGCAGCGTTTCGCCGATCCAAGCTTGGTCGGAGCCGAGAAAGCGACGCCCCGCGGCTGCGGCACGTTCGGGCGTGAATTCGCTGTAGGCCTTGGCGCGCGCGCCGGCCCTCAAGAGCATCATCGAGCCATTATACGGCCGGCTCGGCGCGGTCCCGGCGCAGATCTTGAAATCGGCTTCTGTCTCGAACAACGGATCGAGGCTGTCCGCGATGACCACGTCAAGGTCCATGCAGACGAACCGATCGCCGAAAACTGCACCGGCATGAGGCGCGAACATCGACAGACGCCGCAGGCATTGCGGCTTGTCCTCACCCCATGTCGGAATTCGGACGTCTTCGAAATCGCGCGGCGGCACGATGATATCCATATGGCTTGGCAGATCGAGCGCTTCGGATGTGACGCAGGCGATCCGGTGCGGCATCGACAGATGGCGGCGGACCATGTCCGCCCAGATCAGAATATGGTGCGGCTCGTATTGGTTCCGGGCGCCGGGCTGGCGCCAGAACCATGTCAGGACGGTGAACACCGCAGTGATCACCTGGCCGCGGGATAGATCACTTTTGCTTCGCCGCCGCGATCTTCTCGCGCAGCGTATCGGCGTTCCAGCCGTTGAACGGCGCCTTGCCCACAAGCGTCTTATACTCGGCACGGAGCGCGGCGATTTCACTGCCACCACCGCCGCTCTTGCTTCCGCCCGGCGCGCCAACGCGATCATGGTCGAGCTGCGTCAGCCTGTCGCGGAGGGCGTCGGGGGGCGGCGGCGCATCGCCCGGAACCCGCGAAGGACGCGCCTTCTTGATCGCGCGCAGGATCCTGGCGTCCGCTTCATTCCGCGCTTCGAATGTGTCGCCCGCCTTCAGCCGACGCGTTGAATAGGAGAAGTCCTTCGTGGCGATCATGTCGACCTTGGGCATGGGCGTGCTCCCGCAAATAGAGAAAGGGGCGAGCCGAAGCCCGCCCCCTCAGTTCTAGGTGTTGACCGCGCCGCCCCATGCGACGCCGGTGAGGTAGGCGACCGCCGTCGAGCGGCGACGGGCCCAGTTGATCGTGCGCTCGGCGCGCAGACCGACCAGGTTCGACTGCCACAGGCTGACCATTGCGACGCCGGTGCTCGTGGTGGCATCCTGGGTAAACCCGGAGTCCTTCATCTCGAGCGAGGCCTCGCGGCTCATGTCGACGGCGATACCGCCCTCGTCCGCCTCGAAGATGTCCTGGGCATTGACCATGACGACATAGCCGGCCGTGACATAATCCGAGGTGATCACCGGGATGCCGAGCAGCACGCCGCCCGTCATGGTGATGTTCGGGAACTCGGCCTGTCCCAGCGCATTCGTCATCAGAGACAGAGCGAGGGCCGTGCCGGTTGGCATGACCAGCACGCCGGTGCGCGGCGGATTGTTCGCGTTCAGATACTTCTGAAGCAACGAACGGATGTCCAGCCGTACATCGTCCGCGTCGCCGGTACCGGACGCAGCGATCGAATCCGCGCCGTTGGTGATCGACGCCGGCTTCACGTTCGCCGAGCCGTTGTTGGCCGGGTCGATGAAGTCGATGTCGATGCGCTCGGCCACCGCGTCGCGGATGGCATCGCGCACGATCATCTCCGACGATGGTGCCGAACTGCGGATGTTCTCCTCGGTGAGCACGCAGATCGTCGCGACCTTCAGCGGCTCAAGCGTGGTGCGGCTGAAGCCGAGGCTCGTAAGCGGCTTCGGCTTTGCCTCGCCGACCCACGAGGCCGAACCGCCGGCGGTCTGGGTGATCAGCGGCTCGCGGAACGGCACCTGCCGCAGCGACGGCCGTCCATCCGATCCGAACTGACCGAGGATGGTCGACGGGCGGAGGAACTCGGCAAAGTCCGCGAACGTACCGGTCTCGTCACCGACGAGATTCGCGGCCCAGTTGCCGCTCGCGGTGGAGCCCGGGGCGACGTTCGCCTTCAGCACCGCCACAACCTGGCTGTCCCCGCCGTACATGCGCTCGGCGACCTGAAGCACCGGCTCGTTGTCCAGACGGGCAATGGCCTTGACCTTGGCGAGCCGCGCGAGCGGCACGCCGGGCGCCAGCTTCGCCGGAGACTTGACGGCGATGCGATCAGTGCCGGAGCGTGCCGCCGCGGCGGCTTCCGGGCTGGTCACTACGTCCTTGTTGACGGGAGCAGCGGTGGCCTTCTCGTTGGCTTCGACGATCCGCAGACGCTTGAGCTGGGCTTCGAGGCCCACGTTCTCGTCCTGCAGTTCGTCGAACTCCTGCTGCTGCGCGGCGTCGAGCGTTTCGCCCTTCTCGCCGGAGAGCCTCATGAGCTCGGCCATGCGCGCGGCATTGGCCGCACGCTTTGCCTCGCACGAGGCGATCATCTCTGCGATGTTCATTTTCGGGTGTCCTTAGACTGGAGGGTGAATTTTCTTCAGGATGAAGGGAGCCCCGTCGCGGGCGGTCACACCCATCTTCACCACCGGAGCGTATGCGCCGGACGCGGCGCGATCCTTTGGTGCGACGGGAATTTCGAATTCCGGGACGCCAGCGGCCTCCCGATAGATGCGGTCGAACTGCTTGACGGCCGTGATCACGGCCTCAGGTTGCGCGGGGATGGTGACGGCGGACAGTTCCAGCCAGTCCCACTCCTCATATTCGATGCCGCCGCCATTCTCGAGGAACGACCATTTGAGCGGCGCGAAGCCGATCGAGGTCGCGCGCACAAGCTTCAGCTTGAGGGACTGCCAAGCCTCGTCCAGGCGCTCCTTCAGCCTGCCCGGCTCGCCGGTCTGTTCAATCTGGGCCTTGAAGCGGATGCCGGTCTTCTTGACGTCGGCGTCGATGACGTGACCGATCGGTTCGTCGTGGCGATGCTGCCACAGGAACGGAATCGGGAGGGTGAACTGGGCGCCGAGCGGATTGACGATGTCCTGCATTCGGTCCGGCGTCGGCGTCGTGGCGACGCCCTCGAGGATGCGCTTATCCTCGTCCACCGCTTTGATTTCGATGAACGAATACGCGCGACCTAGGCGGTCCATGGGCGCCTCCTATACGAACATGATCTGATATTCGGGCTGCGCCGGAGCGCCGTTGACGGCCGCGCCGACCGCCATGCAAAGCGCGATCGCGCAGTCGATCTTGTTCACTGCCCGCTCCTTCGCGAGCCAGTAATTCCCCCACCGATCCTCATCGGTGACGGCCGACATGATGGCGGAGATGACGACGGGGTTGCGCTTGATCCGGATCCGGCCCTCCAGGACCAGCTCCTCGAATTGGCGGACGCTCATCGGCATCCAGAGCCCCTCGGGCTCACGACCGGCAGCCTTGGCCGCCTGTTTCATGCCCTCGCTGGGCTTCCCCTTCTTGGTGCCGCCCTGAGGATGCTCCACAAATTCGACGCTCAGGCCGAGATCGTTGCATTCCGGCTCGAAGCCGGTGCGGAAGGCGTACCGATCATATGCGAGCAGCGCGATGTCGAAGTCGTGGACGTCTTCCGCCACCGACTGAGCGACATGGCGGTAGCTGATGCTCTTGCCCTTGGGGGCGTTCAGGTGATTGGCCTGAACCCACTCAACATAGGGCGCCTTGTCGGCGAGAGCGCGGGCCTCGAGGGTGTCACCGGGCGTCCAGGCTTCAACCCACGCATCAAACATTGGCTTCCCGGCGTGCTCGCCTTCTTCGACGAAACCGGTCTGAACGACCACGGCTTTCGCCGTGATGTCCTTATTCTGCGAAAGGTCGAGCCCGACGAACGCCGTCTTGCCGTGATGCTTGGTTTCATCGAAGTCGGCGAGCACCGGCTCCAGGATCGCCCGCGTCATCCATGCCTTCTCGGCATCGGTCCAGACGCAGAAGTGGAGCCTCAGAATACCGTTGAGCTTGCTCGGCATCGCCTTCGCCTGAGCGACGACGCCGTCGAGATACTCGTCCGTGATCGTGACGCCGAGGAGCGGATTCGCCTTTATCCGGCAGCCGGGATCATTGAGCGGATCGTCCTGAGGATCCAGCGCGCAGACATAGGCGAACGTCGTGTCGTCGATGACATCGCCGACGTAGAATGCGTCATCATCCTTTGCATCGATGTTGCCGGCCGCGACGCGGATGGCATGTTCGTGCTCGACCCAGCATGCCGAATTCCGGTTCGATCCGCTGTTCGTGATGATAAAGAGCAGTGGCTGGCGCCGGAATTTGAAACCACGCTCCAGAGTTTCGATGATGCCGCCATCGGCATGCTCGTGCAGCTCGTCGACGAGAGCGAAATGGGGCCGCGGGCCCGAACCCGTCTTTTTCGTCTCGCGCGAGACCGGCCGGAAGAAGGAGGCGTTCCTCAGATAGGCGATGTTGAATTCGCGGCCCTCGCCGCCGCTCATCTTCAGCCTGGTTCGAAGCTCCGGCGACTGTCGCACCATTTTGACCGCGTCGCGGAAGAGGATCGCCGCCTGATCCTTGGTCGCGCCGCCTGAATAGATTTCGGCGCCGGCCTCGCCGTCCGCCGTCAGTCCGTACAGCCCGATCCCGCCGGCCAGCGGGGATTTTCCGTTGCCCTTTCCCTGCTCGACATAGGCCCGACGAAATCGACGGGTGCCGTCCGCCCGCTTCCATCCGAACAGCGAGCCGATGATGAAATCCTGCGGTGGCTCCGACTTGAAAGCCCGCCCCTCGAACTGCCCTTCGCTGAGCCGGAGCTTCGTTTCAAAGAACCGAATGGCGCGCGCGGCGGCCTCTTCGTCGAAGCTGAGGCCGCGCTGGTGACCCTTTTTCCGATCGTCGAGATGACGCCGGCATGCGTTGCGCACGTGCGGCCCTGCGACGATGTCTCCGGCCAGCACCCTCTCCGCATACGCGGTGGCGCGATCAGCCGAAAAACTCGTCTTTTTCTTCTTCGTCTTCGCCGCCACGATTGCGTTCGTCGGTGAGGCCGAGTTCGCTCATGTACGCGCGGAGCTGCCCGTGCTTCGACGACGGGAACCGGCTCGGACAGAAGCGAAATTCGGACCAGAGTTCGCAGAAGGCGATGGCAGCCGGTTCACGGGAAGCGTCGAGCCAGCCAGCCGGCTCGATGTACCGCTTCCAGGCGGCGAGCGCTTCGCCTCTCAGATGCTTGGGACGATCGAGTTTGCCGAACTTCTGGACGGCCGCCTCGACCTTCTTTTTCGCCTTCTCGGCTCCGCCGTGCCTCGATGCTCTGTGCGTGCCGTCGACCAGCCGCAGGTGAGCTGGCTTGGGCCTCGCTCCCCGTGCGGCCATATTGGACAACTCCGATAATCAATCTGGCTTTGCGAAAGATTTTGGACAGCGCCGCTCTAGAGGCGAAACGCCTTTGAGTTCAGGCCCTCCCCCCCGGCCTGACGCCTTCGGGAAGGCCCTGATTTCGCCTTTCCGGAGCTAGGCTCTGCGGGCTGGGCCGGCACCTCTTCCTCGATTGGCCAGCCGTCCAGGCCGATCTTCTGGATGCGAGCGCCGCCGCGCTCCTGCCGCTGCTTATGTTTGTCGTGGCAGGGGGATTTGCACAGCGTCCAGAGATTGTTCTCGTCCCAGAACAGCGCCTCATCACCACGATGAGGGGTCCGATGATCGGCGACCAGTTCCGACGTCTTCCCGTTGACCCGGCCGCACATCTGGCAGGTGAACCCGTCCCGCTTCAGGATCGACCATCGCAGCCGCTGCCACCTGACGGTCTTGTACCAACTGTCGTGGGCCGGCCTAGTCTGGTGCATGTGCAAAAGTGTAGGGTGCTACCCTACATTTCCCTTGCAATCTCTCCTATAAAGTGTAGGGTGTCACCCTACACAAAGGAGACGAGACATGGAGATCATTTCAGTTCGTGACAAGCGGGTCAAAGCGCTGGTGGAAGACCCGACCTTGACGAAGGTGAAAGGCCTCAGCGCCATCGAAGTCCGCAAGATTTCCGACATGATCGCAGCCATCCGCGTGATGACCTCTCCTCTCCAACTCCGGGACGTTCCGGGTTGGAAGGCGCACGAACTCAAGCCCGGCCATCCGGGGAAATGGGCGCTCACCGTAACGCCGAACTACCGCCTCACCTTCCATGTGAAGCAGGAGGAACAACAGGTCCACCTTCTCGACTATGAGGATTATCATTGAAGGGTGTAGGGCATTGCCCTACATATCCTTGTGAGGAGGCGCCCATGAGCGATTACAAGATCACCGACCCAGCCGAGATGGCGGTGCGTCCCGGAGACGCCCAGCATCCGGGCACGTGGATCAAGAACAACGTGCTCAATCCGCTCGGCCTCAACACGGCGAGGACGGCGAGGCTGATCGGCATGGACCGTGCTTCGTTGACCCGCGCTCTGGCGGGCGATCACGCGGTGAGCGACGATCTCGCCTACAAGCTGGAAGCCCTTACCGGCGTCGATGCCGACCTGCTCATCGGGCTCCAGGTCGCTTACAATCGCAGCACATCGTGGGAGAGGCGCAACCGCTATGCGCAGGAAATCACGCGGGTGGTTGCCGCGAGAGCCTGATCAATCCGTTTTGTGTTTCACGTGGAGCGCTGACGCACTTCTACACGCTGACGTTTTTGTCGCATGAATTTTCCGCTTCGTCAATTGGAGTGGCGAGCCGGCTCTTGATGATTTCGGCGACATCGGCGAGCGGCAGCATGTTCCCGTTTTCGTCGAGAAAGGCGCTCTCGATCGCGGGAGCCGAACTCGCTTTGTCCGCACGCCTAGCCGGCACAGGTTCCGGGCGCGCCTCGCGCTTGATCTCCGGCGCATTCGGCAGCTCCACGGGCAGAGCGAGCCAGCGGCCCAGCCGATCGAGCGCGAGCCTGATCTGATCGACGTTACGCATAGCCGCACGGCCGGCATAGCGCGGCATGTCGTCGTGCAAGAGCAGGCGATCCATGAAACCGACCATGTCGAGCCCGAACGCTATGCGCGCCTCCATGAACAACATTCTTGCGCGGAGCTGGGCCTCAGTACGGGGGAGGCCGTAGCTGGGCTCGCCAGCGCTGGTGCGAACGCCATATCCACCGACCACCGACAGCGCGAAGCTGCATTCGGAATGCTTGTTCCGGTACCAGTCGCCGGCGTACCACTGGCACCATGACAGCCGGCCGCGCTGAAACAGCCGGTCCAGGTGTGACGCCTTGAACCGCCGCGTGTATCCGATCGGCTGCTCCGAGCTGTCGATCTCCGCCGGGTTGACCCATTCGACCATGTCGCCTTTGGCGAGCCGCTCCTTCGTCGGGACGATGACGCGGTGCTTGCGCCGGCCGGGTCCGGCGACACGCTGCTCCGCGCTCTGCTTGTCATCCTCGAGGATGCCGCGCACGCGCTCGGCCTCGTGGCGCGCCAGCTTCCGGAAATAGTCCGGACCGCGCTTCGTCGGTTCGCGCGGCGGCAGTTGCGCCAGCCTGGCCCGCGCATAGGCCTTCAGCGGGGCGAGTGAACGGCCGGCCCGCTCAGCCGCGGCCCCCTTGGCCGCCCTGTCCGCCGATCGCTCGGCCTGGCGTGTCTGCCGCGCCGCGGCACGCGCCGCGCGTTGTTCCTTGCTGTACCAGCCGGCAGGCTTCTTCTTCGCCTCGACCTTGTCCGTCACCACCGCCACTCCAAACGCCCTGTCCGACCCTACCAGCGGCCGAATCCGGCCGTAATTCCGTCGAACGCTATGCGGCGACGTTTTGGGCCCTGTGGTCGGGCGGCTTCACGACCTCGAAGAAAACGCGGGCCGGCCGGCCGAGCACCGTGCCGGCAACGCCGCAAAATGCGGGCCCGAAATTCTCCTTCAGCCAGTCCGACATGAACGACGATGAACTGGTGATCCGCACCTCGTCGCCATCGATCGAGATCGCACACGGCCTGATCCAGCCGTCATAGGTCCGAACGCCGGCATCGGCCCGGATGCGCTCCCGGATCGCCAGCGCTTCAGCGGTTTCGCCGGCCCGCATACCGTCGACCTCCCGTGACAGGGCGGTCTCCTGAGCCGAGCCGGCCGGAGCCTTCGCCGCGGCGCGGTCGTACCGCATGCCGGCCTTGGCGTTGCGAAGGATTGCGGCGCTCTCCCGGATCAGCCAGTTGTGCCATGTCCGATCCCAGTCCCGCTTGGCGCCGACGGCGCGCCCTTCGGCGAGCCAGTGGTTGCGGAACTGCATCCCGGTGACCTCGTAGGCACCCTTCGGCCATTGGGCGACGATCGCCTGGATTTCGAGCGGCAGGGTTTCGACGGCGGCGGGCTGCCAATCCTCGGACAGTCGGCTGCCCGGCTTCCGCAGCGCCGCCTTCCGCTTCCTCGGAACCCTGGATTTCCGGCCGGCCCCCGCTGGGGGCATCGGTGGAGCGTCAGCTCCACCGATGGGGGTAGGGGGGGTTAATTCTTTGGGGGTGTGGGGGGCTTTCTTATTGGGGGGGATCGCGTCCGCGGTGTCACGCGCCGTCACGCTACCGCACGTGACATCACGTGACATTCGCTCCTCGGCTTCGCGGTGGCGCTTCTTCAGTTGCCTCTGAGCGTCGGCAGCCCTGCGCCGGGCGAGCGCATCTTCGGATGCCGCGGCCTTCCCCAGTTCGAGCGCGACTTCGGCGACAAGCTCGGCCGGCGTGCCGGCTGCAATCAGGCGGGCGAGGAGGTTGGCGTTCATGCGGAGCGCCCGCAACGGATCGACGCATCGACGCCGCCAACGCCGCACTCCGCATCGTAGTCGCGAAACTGATCGCCAAGCGGAAGAAACGGGCTTGACGCGGCGGCCCTGATAGCGTCGCGGATGCTCCACTCGGTCGTAAATCGGCCGCCGCCGAGTTCCTCCATCAATGCCCAATCTTCGGCATTTGCCGGATCACGCCGCGCCTCATGGACTGCTATCGCCCAACCCTTTTCGAAGCACATCGTGCAATTGCCCTCGTGCTCCTCAAGCCCAAGATCAAATCCCTGCGGCAGCAGATGGGCTGGGGTCGAAACGTCGATACCATCCTTGCCGAACCAGAACTTCCTAACATCCCGCTTGACGACGCGCGCCTTCACCAAAGGCATGAGCGTCACCCAACGAAGTTTCGCTTCCTCATTTTGGATTACCTTCTTGGCAACCCGCCGCATCTCGTCAGAGCGAAGGCCAACAACATTTGTCCACCGACTATATCCCTGCGCCTCCATGAAATCGGAGCACACCTGAACCTTGAGATGTTCGGTGCACCAGCGCTCGACCGCATTCGGCACACGCTTCTTACTCTGGACGAGAGACTTGAACGGCTCGCCCTTCCGGGACGCGCTATTGAAGCCGACCTCTTCGAAGCGGGCTTCCACCGGCGTGCGGCGCCGACGATCACGCCATTCGATCCACCGAACCAGCACACCCCACCTCGCACTGCACTCGTGTACGAACCGAAGCGTCTCCTCGCGCTCCTTGCCGGTGTTGGCGAAGCAAACATGCACGTCGTCGGGGAGCCGACCGTCATAGGCTTCGAGGATTTGATAGAGCATGAACGCGGATGTCCGGCCGCCACTGAAGCTGATCAGTGCCGGGCCGTCGATACGATAGGGGTTCATGCTCGATTCGGTCACCGGATGCCCGCCTCCCGAAGGAGCCAGCCGTGCTGACTGTCGCGCGAACGCCGTGCCGCCACTTCGGCGGCGGCGCAGGCGTCGTCTGCGGCCTTAAGCCTCGCCAACAGCTCGGCTTCGGCCGCTACAGTCATTCCGGCCGGCACGCGGCCGGACACCTCGTTCACCGGCACCGCCTGGCTGGCGAGATGGACAGTGTTTCCGTGCACGGCGCCGATTTCGGCGATGCCGAAGCCGAACAGGCCCCTGAAGAGCACGCGCTCGCCTGCCCGATACCCTCTGGTGTTCAGGTCGATGGCAGGCACCTTAGAGCGCTTGCCGTCGCTGGGCCGCACGTTCTCCATCAGGCGGAGAACTTCTGTGCGACGCTCGCGAGCTTGGACCGCAGTTCAGCGACCGCCTGAGCCACGCCGGCATTCGCTTCGGACTGCAGCGCCTCGATCGCGTTGATGTCCGTGCGCAGCGCCGCGAGCTCGGCCGGTTCCTTGATTTCTCCGAAGCAGGTCCGCCGATAATCGGTGACGATGTCTTTCGAGAGGTCGGTCTCGCGCGCGATGCGCTGATCGTCCCAGCCGGCCTCGAAGGTCCCCTTATCCACGTCGAAGTGGAGGGTGAGAAGCTGGAACATCTTGCCCTGCGCTTTCATGGCGGCGGGCGATGGTCGTGACGACATATTGGTCTCCTTCGGTTTCCTGAGGCAGTTGGGGCAGACATGCGGGTCCAGCCGCCAGCCGACGTGCTGGAATTTTGCGTCGATCTGGCGCGGAGTGGCGTCGCACCGGATGTTCTGGGACAGCTTTGCCGGACACCGGCTGCACTGCAGGTGCGCTGTGCAGGTCGCCCCGCCGATGCCCGGCCGGGTGGTGAATGATCGACCCTTGCGGCTCTCCCGATAATTGCAACCGCGTACCTTCATGCGCACCTCGCCAGCTTGGGATAAGGAAGGGTCGAAAGCCGCCGGCCGGCCGCGCGGGCGCGGGCGCTCAGCGGGAAGACGTAGGTGTGGTTCCCGGGATGGCGCGAGGTCCGCAACCAGCGCTCATCATCGATGAGCCGGGAGACCCAGGCACGGCCGCCTTCCCCGAATTCGCGGCGCGGCGCGCCGAGGCGATGAAGCTGATCCACCGCATATCCTTCGCCCCGTTCGCCGAGCATGATCTTGGACAGGGCGCGGCGTGAGATGTGCTCGCCGAACGGCGTCACATAGTCGGTGCGCGGACTGGCCCGGCCGCGATAGAGGGCGGACATCGCCTGATAGATGGTACCGACGTGTCCGGGCTTGGTGAGCCGGCCGGCCGGGTCGAAGCGCGGCTCCGGATCCGAATAGGACAACACCGCCTCGACGGCCGGCTTCTCACGGCGCAACGCCCTGAATGCCCGGGCGAGGAACCAGCTCTCGGCATTGCCGGGGACATCGTCGAGCAACACGAATCGGCCAAGTTCGCAGCCGGTCATGCCACCCGTCCATTTCGGCACCGCACGCGGCTGCATGCCCTCGGAGAATACGGCAATGCCGACAAGCTCGCGGTGCCGGTAGAGACCGACGCACAGCCGGGCGGCCGGAAAGGTGCCCGAATAGTGGTGGCGGATCACGAACGGCTTCGCGCACCTGGCTTCGTCGACCACGTCGACGGACAGGATGGCCGGGTCGATCCGGGAGAGCGGCACTCGATATTCGCGCCGGTCGCGCCAGCGCTGGCAGGTCGCGACGATCATGCCAGCCCTGCGTCCATGTCGCTTGCGAGTTGTCGACTGTCGACGGCGAGCGCGATGCGCGTCGGGGAAACCCAGATCGTCCGCTCGGACAGCGTGAAGGTCTCGCCCATCTCTGCGAGCAGGATCGCCTCGCCGATGACGCCGCCGATTTCCGCCGCGCTCTCACTAGGTACGGCGTTGCCGATCCATTCGCGCTTTTCGGCATCGCTCTTGCTGTCGAGGTCGAAGGGAAGGCGCGCGCGCCACGCACCATCTTCGCCCAGATAGAAAGCTTCTTCCGGATCGACGATAGACTGCAGTGCTGCGAGTTCGAGCGTGGTAAAGGGCCGATGCCAGCATTCGTCGAGCGAGACGATCCGACATACCAGCCGATCGTCGGGCTTGGGCAGGAGAATGGGTTCGCTCGGGTCCAGGATCGGGCCGCGAGGATCGGCGACTGAGTTGCGCCCGTTGTCATGGCTCCCTGACGCGGACACGGTGCTGGCGGGCTGTTTCCACGCGAGCACGCCATAATGTCCGCCACCGTCGAAATGCTCTCGCCGCCCATCCGCGACGCAAGGTTGTCCGCCGGTGACGCTATGGCCGCCGCTGGTGATCGCACCGGCAGGCGCGTCGCCGGGCGTGACCCGCAACACATTTTCGTGGCGATTGCCCCAGTTGCAGCGCGGGTCCGCAATCGCGCTGGCCCCGTTCTCTCTGCCGGCGATGACGGCACGTGCCGCCGGACCAACCCAGCATTCGACCCGATGTTTTCCGTGCAGCCGCTTTGCATCCGGGCCGCCCCGAGGATCGGCGAGCGCGAATGCACCGTCGCCCGTGGTTGAGGCTCCGATCACAGCCCGGCTCGCGCCGTTCCAGGGCGTGATCTTGTACTTCGTCGTCTCGTAATCACGGTCGGCCATCCGCGGGTCGGCCAGGCAAGCGCCACCGGCCGGCCCGCCCGGACCGGCGACGGCGGTTGATGGCTGGTCGATCCTCACGATCCGGAAGGTGTTGTTGAACCGGGGTCGGTCGCCCATCCGCACGTCGGCGATCGCATAGGGGCCGGTACCGACCGAAACGTCCCCCTTCACGCAAGCCGCTGTGGCGGTCCACGGCCGCACGCCGAGCATAACGCTCTTCGGGTGGCCGTCGACGCGCGGGTCCGCGATTGCATTCGGACCGGATGTCGGCTTCGGGCTCGCGCCCAGCACGCCGGCCGCTTCCTGCCAGTCGAGCACGCCGAGAACATATCGGTGCGTTGCCGGACCATAGCCCGGACGAGGATCGGCAATCGAATAGGCACCATTCGTCGCGCCGCCTCGGGAGGAGATGGCCCCGATCGCCGTTTCCCAGCCGTTCACGCCGAGATATTCGTGACCGAGCGCGAGCGAACGCACCGGGCGGGGATCGGCGATGGAATAGCGGCCGTTCGTGGGTAGCGTCTCGCCTCCCACCGTGCCAGCCGTGGCACTGAACGGCAAAACGCCCAGCCCTCCGGACATCATCCCGTTCGGACGCGGATCAGCGACGGCATAGGGTCCGCCACCGGGCGTCGCCTGTCCGGAGACCGCGATCGAGGAGGAACTCCAATGGCGAACCCCATACTGCTGATAGGTGATGTTCGACTGGGTCGGACGAGGGTCGGCGACCGAAAACTTGCCCTGCATCGGCGAGCGCATGGCGCCAGTGATGACCGGCGCGGTATCGCCCCAGCCGAGAACGCCCAGGTCGCTATTGCGCATCGGAGCATCCGGGATGATGCCGTAATCGCGCAGCACACCGTCGACGACGGCGAGCTCATTCAGGGCGCGCCAGTCACGGCCGGCCGGCACGAGCGCCAGCCGCAGCCACGTCTTCCATTGGAGCATGGGGACGCGGTGCATCACGCCGGCGATCGGGTCGCCAGGCAGCGGTAGTTTGCCGATGACCTCGCCGACACCGCGGAGCCGCTTCTTCTCCGGTTCGTAGATGAAATTGGGGATGATCTCGCGCTGGCGAGCGATGAGCAGGAACCGCTTGCGGCTCTGCGCCAGCCCGCCCAGCTCGCCGCAGTCATGCACGGTCTCGGCGACATTGTAGGTGTAGGACCGCAGGATGGCGCTGATCTGGTCGAGCAACGACCGCCCACGCGTCATGATCCGGGGAACGTTCTCGAACAGGATGACCGGGATCGGCCCGTCCTTGAACGCTTCGCAGACCAGCCAGACGCCGCGCAGCGTCAGCGCATTGAGTGCCTGATACTTGTCGGTGAGCGACTGCTTCGATGAGAGGAGGCCGGAGAAACCTTTGCACGGCGCCGACAGGAACACGACGTCGGGGCGCTCGCCATTCGGGCCGCTCAGGGCGCGCCGCACATCGGCGGGCGTCGCTTCGACCCAGCCGGCCGGAGGCTCGTTGCCGTGGAACGCCACGTATTGGTCGCGGCTGAACAGGTCCATGACGGTGCCCGGAACGCCGGTCAGCCGCTCGAAATTGCGAATCGCGCCGGGATCGACGTCGATCCCGCCGTTGCAAACGAAGCGGGCGACCACGTTGCCAACCCGAGCCTTCGCCATGTTGAAGCCCTTGGCCCCTGCCCCAAGTCCGCAAAACAGATGGGCGTGGCGGATGACGCGCTCGGCGCAGCCGCCCGAAGTGATCATCGCCATCAGGCGACACCCCGCATTCCGCCTACGATCGCATCCAGATCAGCGCCGTCGATGACCCCAAGCACAATCGGCCGAATTCGTTCTTGCCAGAGCAGATCGGTCAATGCCTCGGGCGCAAGCCCCTGTCCCCAGCCATGCTCGGAATAGCGCAGGCACATGCCGAGAACGCCGCCGAAGGCGAGGAAACAGACAAGGGCGCGGTCGCTCGGATGTACGACGAGCGACGCAGTGCGCTCCGCTGCGTCGGTGACATCTGCGAGCAGCTTCCGGCCGAGATCGTCGACAATGTGGCGAGGTGCGCGCTCGGTCATGCCGCTTTCCTCTTCTCGCCGATCGGCATTGAGAGGATGCGCTGGCTGCCCTGAATGGAGACGGTGGCGCCCATCTCCTGGAGCTTTTCCGCCAGTTGCTCGACCGAAAGGTCTTCGCCGGTGGCGGCGGTCCGCCCGAGCGGCGTCGACTCAAACGACGACATGCCGAGCGCTTCTTTGTAGGTTTCGAGCATCGCCTCGGCTTCTTCGCGGGCGTGCTTCTCCATTTTCCGGAGCCGGATGATGACGCGCATCGTCTTGGTGTCGTAACCGCGTGCCTTGCCCTCGGCGTAGACGTCTTTGACATCGTCACCGATCGCCTTCTTCTCCTCCTCGAGGCGTTCGATGCGCTCGATCAGGAGCCGAAGCTCGTCGGCCGCTACCGTTCCCTCTGCCATCGCTTCAGTCCCTCCATTCTCTGGTTGAATTTTGTGTCGGCGCCCTTCCGGGCGCGGGCTTGACGTTCGGCACGCGCGCAGCGCCGCCTGTGCAGCGCTTCGTCATGTTCGATCGTGAGGGCGGCGACGCGCTCCGGCCGGGATGGCCGCCGCAGACGCCTCAGCCTGAGGAAACGGGTGACCGTTGCGATGGGGCCGCGGACTTTCATGCCGCTGCCCTCCGCATCGCTTCGGCCAGCCGCCGCGATCCTTCCGGCGCTGCATCCGGATGCCACCACGGCGGCACGACGTTCTCGTTGCTGGCGATCGGGTGGATGCGCGGCGGGCCGGGTCGCGGACGCACCTTGCGCGCGACAGCCTCGTCCACGGCGGCCTTGAACGCCGGGTCTGCGCGGTGCCGCGCCCGCTCAGCATAGATCCGGAGCCACTTCTCCAGTGCGGCGCGCACCCGTTCAACCGTCTGCGGCTTCAGCCGCCGGCCGCGGCGAAGTTCGGTCACCAGACGGTAGTCGCCGAGTGCGAGATGGCCGAAGGTCGCGGCGCTCATCGGCGACGTCGCGATCAGCGTGTTCACCTCGGAGACCAGCGCCTCCATCTCGGGATGCACCAGGCTCATGCCGCGGCCCCCGCCGCGTCGCGGACCGAGCGACCGAAGCGCGTCAGCCTATATTGCCACTGTCCATCGCGGTGATAGCCGGCGGGCTCGATGTAGCCGCGGCGCACCACGCTGTCGAAGATCCGCGCGCGCTTGAGGAAGCCGGTCCGGGGGAAGTCACCATCCGGAGCGGTGAGCAGGATGGTCCGGAGCGTGGGACCGAGATCGGCCGCGACGTCCTCTGCGCTGGAGCCGCCTCCCAAACGCCGGCGAGACGGATGTTCGCCACGTTGGAGGGAGCACCGCCCCAAGGCGTTGAATTGCTCGCCCATCATGCCGCCTCCGCGTCGAGAAGGTCGAACAGGCTGGGCGTCGCGCGCTGGCGCTCGGCTTCGGAACAATAGTGAAGTGCGTCGCGGAAATAGTCGGGGTTCAGCTCCACCCCATATCCGCGGCGCCCGGCCAGTACGGCGCGCATCGGAACCGTGCCGAGCCCGGCGAACGGGTCAAGGATCAGGTCGCCGGGGTTGGAATAGAGTCGGACCGCGCGGTCGACGATGTCGAACTGGAGCGGGCAGATGTGGTTTTCGAGGCCGCGGCGGGTCTGTTCGCCATTGAGGGTCTGCATCCGGGCGACGTCGGTCCAGACGTCGTCGCGGCAGGTGCCTGGCTTCAGGACGGAGAAGGTGCGCGGCAGTGCCCGGCGCTCCTCCAGCCCCTCGCCGACCGCGACATGATCGTCGTGATCGTAGACGTCCTGCACCGACCACGCGGGGAAAGCCCGGGCAAGCGCGTCCGGCGGCATCAAGGCGAGCTCGGCGGCCGTGACCGGGCGGTTGCCGCTCGAGCGCCACAGCGCGTCGGCGTCGATCTGCCAGCGCGCGAGGCTGTAGAGGCTGGGATCCTTGGTGACCGGCTCATCGGCATAACCGTTGCTGCGGTCGGTCGGCAGCTTGAAGAACAGCAGGAGGAATTCCGGCGAGCCGGACCCCATCTTCGTGCTGTCCTTCTTCAGCTCCTTGTAGGTGAGCCGATAGGTCTGGTTGTTCTCGCGAACGACGTCGGTGGCGATGAAGCGCAGGCCCATATAGCCGAAGCCATGGCGGCGGAAATGCGCGATCGTGTCGGCGTGGAAGGGCTCGACCGTCGGCCGCGTCATTCCGGTGACGCTGGCGAACTGGATGCGGTCCTTGACGTGGATGCAGGCGACCCGACCGGGCTTCAGGATCCGCAGCAGCTCCGGCGTCAGGAAGTCCATCTGCCGGAAGAAGTGCTCGTGATCGTCGGTGTGGCCGAAGTCGTTGTAGCTCTCGCAATATTCGTAGTGATTGCCGAAGGGGATCGAGGTGATGATCTGGTCGACGGAGCTGTCCGGCAGGCGCCGCAACTCATCGACGCAGTCGTTATGGACCATCGTCCAGTTGGTCCCGGCCATGCTCCGGCGCTCGACGCCGATCGACCGGCGCAGCGTTTCGGCCGCCGCCTCGTGGTTGAGGCCGAACTCCCGGATGATCTTGGACATCCGGGCGGTGAGTTCGTCGTGCCGAGCCCACTTCTCCTGAAGCGTGCGCAGGACCTCGCCCTCGGTTTCGGCATGGATGATGTCGATCTCGACCGGGCGCTGCTGCTGGAAACGGTGCAGCCGGTGGATCGCCTGGATGAGGTCGTTGAACTTGAAGCCGACGCCGGCGAAGATCGCGCGGTGGCAGTGGCGCTGGAGGTTCGTTCCGCTCCCCAGCATGACCGGCTTGGCGGCGAGCAGCGGCAGCCGGCCTTCGGCGAAATCGGCGATGATCTCTTCGCGCGCGTCCAGGTCCTGCGCTCCGAAGACCGCCTTCGCGTCGGGCAGCGTTTCCTCGATCGCCCGACGCTCATCCTCGAGGTCGTGCCAGATGATGAAATGCTCGCCGGGCGCCGCGGCGACGATCTCATCCACCTTCTCGATCCGCGCCGGGAGCGTCGCCCGCTTCTCCCGGGCGGCATCGATGACGCCCAGTGCGGCGTCCCGCATGAGCCTGCCCTGCCCGTTGCTCTCCTCGCCGGCGCCGGACGCCAAATCGGTCGTGACGCTGTGGTACCGGACCGTGATCGGCGGCAGGTCGTATCCTTCGTCGGAGAACCCGAGGTCGGATGGGCGCTGCAGGAAGACGCCCCACGAATTGAGCCAGAGCCAGAACTCGGCTTCCTTGTGGGGATAGAGGGTGAGGTCGTTCGCCCGCTCGCTGTTGCGCTGGAAGAAGCGGGTCAGTGCCTGGCCGGTGTCCATGATGCCGAGGAAGCCGGCATAGTGGATCAGCTCCTTGTACCGATTCGGGGACGGCGTGGCGGTCGCGACGTGGCGGTACGGCACCAGATCGAAGAGCGGCAGGAACTCCTGATAGGTCTTCGATCCGAACGAGCGGAGGATGCTCGCCTCGTCCAGGCTGGCCCAGCCGAACCGCGAGACATCGATCTTGCCTTCGCGGACGCTCTCATAGTTGGTGAGGTAGAGCGGCGCCGGCATGTCGGGTGGCGGCGTCGCCGAGCGGACCTCGTCGTCGGACTGGACGAAGGACACCGGAACATCGAGCAGCCGGGCATCGATGAGGAATTCGCGGCGGACGCCGAGCGGGAGCACGATCAGCCCCCGGCAATCGGCCTTCGACGTGATCAGCCGGCCGATTTCGAGCTGCATCATTGTCTTGTGCAGGCCGAAGTTCGCGAAGATGCCGCGCCGGCCACCGCGCACCGCCCAGCGGACGATATGGCGGACATGGTCCTTGGCCGGTCGGCCGTCGGACAGGAAGGCGCGGGTGTCTTCGATTTCGCACGGCAGGCCGACGCTTGGCGGCGTCGCGATCTTCGCTTCGAGGAAGTCGCGATAACCGTCGCGCCGCGGCAGCGGCCATTCGACGCACATGTCCGGCCCGCTGGCGAGGTCGAGCCCGAGGAATACGGGCCGGCCGTCGTTGGGGAGGATGCCCTCGCCGCTCACGAGGCCACCCCGTCGCCCTGGTAGCCGACGATCTTGCCGCCGGCGAGATGGAGATAGGGCTGATCGCCGGCGCGCAGACGACAGATGACGCCACGGACGGTGATATCGACGTCTTCCGCGATGCGGGCCAGGACGCCCCCATCGCGACGGATGAAGACGTCCTCGCCGGTCGAATAGCCGCGGCCGTCGTCGCCTCGGCGGCGGCGCGCCACCCCGATCATGTCCGTGAGGAGAAGCGAGATACCGCAGCCGTCGCCCATCTCGCGGACCGGCGATCCGAATGGCACGTCTTCGACGGCCATCCGGATCAGTTCGTCCTGCCCGCCATCCGCGCGCGGCTTTTCATCCGCCGAAGCCGCCATCGCGGCCCCGGCGCCCGGGTCCTTGTCGGTCACTCTGCTTCTCCGCTCCCGGCGCGCCCGCGCCGGCCTCAGTTCCTGTTCAGTGTCGTCAGCCGGCCGCGTCGCGGGGCAGTTCGGCGAACTGCAGCGAGCGCGTGTCGGTGATGTGGAAATCGGTTTCGCTGTGGGGCTCGACGCGCGACGTGGTGACCGTCGCCGGTTGGTCGCCGTATTTGTCGGTGGTCGTAACTTCGACCGGCCAGTCGTGCGTGATGAGCTTCACCGTCGTCGTCATGTCAGGCCTCCTTCGCCAATTCCTCGAGCTTGTGCCGCAGCGTCGCGCTGGCCCGGTCCAACTCGAAGAGCTGGTCGAGTGCATGCCGCGCTTCGGCGGCGTTGATCTTGCGGTCGCGCAGGCCGGCGCTGATGCTGGCGGCGACGTCGCCGAGTTCGCTGGTCAGCTCCATCATCGACTGCATGATGCCGTCCGGATCCTGTGGCCCGGTCGGGCGCTGGATCGCGACGAAGCCGATCTGCCGGGCATATTCCTGCAGGATGAACGGGTGCCCGGCGACGCCGGTGCCGAGGGCGTCGATCGTCCGGGCGTCCCGGATCGTGATGCTGTCGCGCGAATCGATGCTGCTGCAGCGCGAGAGGTGGCTGTCCGAAAGGCCGGTGGCCGGCGCGCAGACGGCGAGATGGCCGGCCGCTTCAATCGCACGCTTGGTGGCGAGCGCGAGCAGGCGCTCTTCGGGGGGCAGGGCGCCGTTCACCCTGCGTTCCTCGTGAGGGGAAAACGCCGTGCCGTTTCCCGGTGACCGTGCGCCGGCCGGCGGATAGGCCGGCTGGCATGGAGCGAAATCGAAAGCCCGCCGATCATGCCGCCGCCTTCCGCTCGCGGTGCGCGAGACCGCAATTGCTGGCGACGCAGTTGCGCACCAGTGGATCTTCGGACGACGGGTCGCAGGTCGGGCAGACCTTCGGCGCGGTCGACGCCGAGATGCCGAAGAAGTCGTTGGCGGTGACCTCGCCGCCGGTGGCATCGACGATCAGCGGCATGGTTTCGCGATCGGGGATGCGGTCGCCGTTGCAATACCGGCGCACGGCCTCAGTCGTGCGGTTGATCTCCGTGGCGAAGTCGACGTGGGTCCGCCCTTTCGACTCCAGCCATTCCTTAAGTCTGGGCATTCAATGACCTCCGAACGACACCGTTTTGGTGTTACTCGAAGCCAAATGTCAACACCATTTTGGAGGGTGGGCGACGACACTGCCGATAGGGCAGGACAAATCATGGCCACGGGCAACAATATCGAGGCGCTGCGCAAGGCTCGCGGCTGGTCTCGACCGCAGCTCGCCGAGCGCATGGGCACCAGCCCTCAGCAGGTCGAGCGCCTCGAGAAGGGACAGCGCCGGCTCGCCCAGGATTGGATCGAGAGGGCCGCCCGGGCTCTGGGCGTCGAACTCGCCGACATCATCGCAACGACCCCTCCCGCTCAGCTTCCGGACATCCTTCCGACCCGATCGGCGGATGTCGGCGAGACCGTGGAGCTGATCGTCCTGGACCTTTCTCTTTCAATGGGCCCGGGGACGCTCATTGAGGACATGGTCGAGGGGGAGCCGATCCAGTTCGATCTGGCGTTCCTTCGGTCGATCACGCGATCCGTTCCCAGCCGGCTGCGCCTGGTGAAGGGCATCGGCGACAGCATGGAGCCGACGCTGTTCCCCGGCGACCGCGTCATGGTCGACACGACCGAGCGGGCCTATTCGCGCATTCATGGCGTCTACTGGATCAACCATCTCGGCGCCCACGGCATCAAGCGGCTTCGCGCGGTCGGCAGCGGACGGATGCTCATCATTTCCGACAATCCTCGCGTTGACGACTATGAGGTGGATGCCGACGACCTGAGGATTGAGGGCCGCGTCATATGGTATGCCCGCGAGATCTAGCGACTGCGAAATGCCGCTCGCTTCGCTGAGCCTGGCCGTCGTCGGCGCCGATCATCCGAACAAGCGTGGCCCGGGTCGCCGATTTGAGATCGCACTGTGCGTCCCTGGTGAACCCGTCGAGCTGATCCCTGAGCCGAAGAACCCCGTCGATCCGCGCGCCGTCGCCGTGTTCAGCTCTCGCAACGTCCAGATCGGGTATCTGTCTGCCGAGCGCTGCGGGTGGATCGGGAAATTGATCGGCGAAGGCCGCGAGGTGCGGGCCATCTTCCAACGGGTGGCAAGCTACGGCGCGGTGATCCGGGCAGCTTTCGACGGCGAGCATCCTGTCTTGCCCCCCGAGCCGCCTCCCGAATCGGTCCCCGGGAAGGACGACGACACCGGCTTCTGGCCTGACGAAATCTACCCCGACGAATAAAAACACCGGAATGGTGTTGACTTGGTGACACCATTGTGGTGTTACTCCCTGACGCCCGCTGACAAGCGGTGCAAAGGGAGGGACCCACATGATGGATCTGGAAATTGGTCACCGGCGCTTCGATCACGTGATCATCGAGGGGCGGCAGTTCCCCTTCACCACGTTCGAAGAAGTGAGCCGCGCCTATCGCCGCGCGATCACGGCGCTGGATCTCGGGGCGAGCGAAACACCGCTCTGCGAAATCTTCGACGGCGCGGGCCGGAAGACTGCCTACATCTCGTACAACGGCCGCGCGTGGGAGTTTGACCCGGCCGACCCGTTCGGCACGAGCAACACCAATCGCTGCCTCTACGATCCGCGCCCCGGCCCGGGGCCGGGCGCTCTGCCGCCGGAAAGGATGGCGGCGTGAGCGCACCGGACATCTTCGACGTGACGGACCTGATCCGCGCCACGCTGAACCTCTTCCTCGGTGATCACCCCGATCTGGAGGACCGCGACGTCGAGGTCCTTGAATTCGAGCAAGTGCCGCCCCTCCACTATCTCGGCGTCAAGATCGACGGGACGCGCTTCACGTTGACGGTGACCGAAGGGAAACCGTCGTGACGATCGGCGCCCACCTCTGGATCGAGCACGGCGACGGTGCGGCGACGGCGCACGAGGTCGTGCAGTTCGGCCAGCCGCACATGGCGACGATCGACGGTCGCCGGCGTCGGACGCAGGACGTCCGCCTCGTGGGAAGCGGTGCCCAGCGCTCCGTGCCCATCAACGAGTTGGCCGACGCGGCGCCGCTCAACCCGGCCGAAGAGCGGGAATACGAACGTCTCGACCGGATGCTGGCCGGCACGTTCGGCGACAGCGAGGTGTTGCGGAAGTTCAACGCGCTGCGCCTTCGCAGCCTCCATTTCTCGGAAGGAGTGCCGGCATGATGTGCGGCTCCCAATGCTGCCGCGGGCACTTGCCAGCGGACGGGACGCAGTTTGCCCGGGCCCGCCGCGCGGTTCGCGCCGAGCGTCGGTTCAACCTCTGGTGCAGCAGGATCGCGGTCGCCCTGATCGCCGGCCTGTGGCTGATTGCGGCGGTATCGTGATGGCGAAGTCAGTCCTGGCGGACGCCGGAAACCTCTTCGCCGAACGTCTGGAGCGGCGCGCCTGGCACATGGTCTACCGCGAGAACGAGGTGAACCACTGCCCGGGCTGTGGCCGGTCGCATTGGTACATTGGCTCGACGACCGCCGAATGCGGTTTCTGCGCCACGGCGCTTCCCCTGACGTCGACAGCGATGATCGGCGCAGGCCTGTTCACCGTCAGCGCGAGGCAGCCCGTCCGTGTCTGAGACCTCACTCTCCCCCAGCGTCGGCTCCTCCCCCCGGGCCGGCGCGCCCCGGCCGCCCTTTGCCCCCCTTTGGGGCGGCCGGGGTTTCTCATTCAGCATGGAGATCGACGTATGACGATCGCGCCATTCCCATTGCAGTGGCCAGATGGCTTACCGAGGACCGAGCGGCGCGTTTCATCGCAGTTTCGCTCGACGTTGTCTTCCGCGCTGAACAACGTCCGCAAGTCCCTCCAGCTCTTCGGGAGCGACAGCGGCAAGGCGGTCACCGATATCGTGCTCTCTTCGAATGTTGGCGGCCTCGCACTCGAGGCGCCGAAGGATCCGGGCGTGGCCGCATGGTTCACATGGGACGGTGGGCAGAGGTGCATCGCCGTGGACCGCTATCCGAAGCCGGAAGACAACCTTCAGGCCATCCACCATATCCTTGAGGCCCGCCGCACCGAGATGCGGCACGGTGGGCTGCACATCGTGCGGCAGACGTTCAAGGGCTTCGTGGCCCTACCCGCTCCGCCAGATCGCAAGGCCTGGCGCGAAGTGTTGATGCTCCCGGCCGGTCCGGTCACCCGAGCCGCCATCGACGCTGCCTATCGCGAGATGTCGAAGAAAGCCCATCCGGACCGGGGCGGAACTCCTGGCGAAATGGCCGACCTGACGCGCGCACGCGACGAAGGCCGGCGGGCGATCGACGAATGACCGAGCAGGAAATCCGGGCGCTCGATTTTATCCGGTCCAAGCTCGAAGGGGACGGGATCGCCCCGACACTGCAGGAGATCGCGACGCATCTCGGCATCAGGTCGAAGACGAACGCCCATCGCATCATCGGCAACCTCGTCAACCAGCGCGTCCTAGAGCGCCGCCGCGCCACCCACCGCGGATTGCGGATCATCGGCGCGGTCGACCTGCGCGGCGTTCCGACGCGTCTCCTGAACGCGGAGCTCGCACGGCGCGCCCGCGCCGAAAGGCTCGCGGCATGAGCACAGATCGGACCCTCCGCTTCATGGTCAGCGCCGGCGTGCCGGTACGGCCGGGCGATCATGACATGATCGAGATGGCCGGGCGCCTCGTCGACAACCTCGAGGCGAGCATTGTCTCGATGCTCGCCCGCCGCGGCCACGCCGACGCGGCTGAGCTGATCCTTCAGGACCAACACTGGGAGGCGCCGCGTGGCTGATCGCGATCCGAACCTCACGAGCCTTCGCAACATCAATCGTATGCGCGAGCTGCTGCTCTATGTCCGCTCCGGCCATCCGGACCTGACGAACCGGCAGATGGCGGCGATGATGGTCGTGGCCTGGACCGAGGGACCGCACACTGTGCGCGGCCTTGCCGAGCTTCTCGGCGTCGGCAAGCCGGTCATCACCCGGATCCTGAACTCGCTCGGCTCGATCGGTTTCCTGCGCCGCATGCCGGACCGGCAGGACCGTCGCAACGTCTTCATCGCTCTCACCGATGCCGGCCGTGACTTTCTGGAGCGGGTCCATGGCTGACGGCACGAAGATCGAATGGACCAATGAGACGCTCAATCCGATCAGGGCGCGGCGCTTCGTTGCGCTACCCGACGCTGATCCCGGTGACTTGGGCGAAGAGCGCATCGGCTGGCATTGCGAGCACAAGTCCCCGGGTTGCGTGAATTGCTACGCCGAGAAGCACAACCTTGCCGGTCGCTCGATTTTCACCGGCACGAGGCTCCCCTACAAGCCGGGCCACCGCAAGGACGTCGAAATCTTCCTCGATGAGAAGGTGCTCGCAAAGCCGCTGACTTGGCGGCGGCCGAGGATGATCTTCGTCTGTTCGATGACTGACCTGTTCGCGGACTTCGTCACCGATGAGATGCTCGACCGGGTGTTCGCGATGATGGCGCTCTGCCCGCAACACACGTTCCAGCTTCTGACGAAGCGCGCCGATCGGATGCGGGCATATTGCTCCCAGCTTCCGGAGCGCATCGCGAGCTGGGCCTGCGATAGCGGTCTCGATTTCGTCACCCCTCCAATTCGCAACGTATGGCTCGGCGTCTCGGTCGAAGATCAGCGGCGCGCCGACGAGCGCCGCGAGGATTTCCGGGCCACGCCGGCCGCGGTGAAATTCGTTTCCTACGAGCCCGCTCTCGGTCCCGTCGATTGGAGCGGTTGGGAGTTCGTCAATCAGATCATCAGCGGCGGCGAGAGCGGCCCGCGCGCCCGGCCGACGCATCCCGACTGGCATCGTGCCACGCGCGATTTCTGTGCGCGGCGCGGCATCGCCTACTTCTTCAAGCAGTGGGGCGAGTATCGACCTTCGCCGCTCGGGACAGAGCGGCGCCTGGTTAATGTTCGCCGGGATGGGCGCTGGGAGCCCAGCGTCGGCCAGTACGGGGTCAACGAAGAATTGATGTCGCGCGTCGGCAAGAAGGCCGCCGGCCGGCTGCTCGACGGCGTCGAGCACAACGGAATGCCGACCTCTCCGCTCGGCGGCTGTTCACATCAAAGCTGAAAGGATTTCTGATGACCAAGACTTCGAAGCTTCGCGCCTTCCACAATGATCCGGCCATCAAGGCCGAATATCTCGCCCGCGTCGCCGCGCACGAGAAGGCCGACGAGATCGCCAAAGGCTTCTATTGGGAAGGCGGGCGCGGGTGCGCGGTCGGCTGCACAATCCACGGTTCCAGCCACTTGGATTACCAGGCCACGCTCGGCATCCCCGTCATGCTCGCGCGGCTCGAAGACAGGCTGTTCGAGGGGATGCCGCTGGCCGACGCGAAGCTGTTTCCTCGGCGCTTCCTCGAGGCGATCCCTGTCGGCGCAGATCTGTCGCTGGTCGGTTGGAAGTTCCTCGCCTGGCTGATTGAGACGACGCTCGAACGCCACGGCAACGATGCGGTCCGCAAGGGCTGCGCGGATGCCCTCGCGGTCCTGCGCGACAAGGCCGCCGGCAAGCGCATCACCCAGGCGCGCGCTGATCAGGCCTACCAGGCGGCGGCGGAGGCGGCGGCAGCGGCGCGGTGGGCGGCGGAGGCGGCGGCGGCGGCGGCGGCAGCGGCGCGGTGGGCGGCGGAGGCGGCGGCGGCGGCGGCGGAGGCGGCGGCGGCGGCGGCGGCGGCGCGGTGGGCGGCGGAGGCGGCGGCGGCGGCAGCGGCGGCGCGGTGGGCGGCGGAGGCGGCGGCGGCGGCAGCGGCGCGGTGGGCGGCGGAGGCGGCGGCGGCGGCAGCGGCGCGGTGGGCGGCGGAGGCGGCGGCGGCGGCAGCGGCGGCATATAAGGATCAGGCCGAAAAGCTCCTGTCCCTCCTGTCCGAGGCCCCTGTGCCCGCAGCGGAGATCGCGGCATGATCGGCGCAGTCGAGATCGCGGCTACGCCGCGATCAGGGGCACGCGAGGCGACCATGCCTCGCTATGTCCGCCGTTCTCGCAAGAAGGGCTATCGCGCGCCGCCGGGGGTCATCTATTGCGGCCGTCCGACGGTGCGCGGCAACCCATTCGACTGGCGCCGCTTTGGCATCGCCCGTTCGGTCCGGCTCTATGAGCAGTGGTTCGACGGCAAGTTGGGGCCGATCCGGCTCCACTATCTGGGCTTTTCGGATGCAGAGATTGACGCGCTGATCCGCTGGCGGCGTCGCCTGCTCGAAGAGCTGCCCCGCCTGCGCGGTCACGATCTCTCCTGCTGGTGCACGGAAAACGCGCCCTTCTGCCATGTCATCAATGTTCTGCTGCCGCGCGCGAATGCTTTGGGGGCGCGGGGGTGACCGGCCTCACTTTCGCCATCGCCGATCTGCACGGCCGCTTCGATCTCCTCTGCCGCGCGATCGACCTCGTCGAGCGCGACAGCCCGGAAGGTGGCACCCTGATCTGCCTCGGGGATTTCGTTGACCGCGGGCCGCAGGCGCGCAGCATCATCGACCTTCTCATGGCCGGTCCGCAGCGCCCCCGCTGGCGCTGGATCGTGCTGCAGGGGAACCACGAATCGATGATGCTCGAATGCCTGGGCAATCCGGGCATCTTCAACTGGTGGATCGGCAACGGCGGCGGCGCCACGCTGTCATCCTACGGCTATTCGAGCGGCGACAAGCTGCACCCGATCAGGATCCCGGGGGAGCATCTGCGCTGGCTCGCGGAACTCCCGATCACCCACGAAGACGCGCATCGCATCTATGTCCATGCCGGCGTGCCGTTCGATCAGCCGGTGACGAAGACCCGTCGCGAGACGCTGCAGTGGATGCTCTATCCCGGCGATGTCGATCACGAACAGGCCGAAACGCACCCGGACGTCGGACACCTCAGTGGCAAGCATATCGTCCACGGCCACCACCAGTCCGCGTCCCACCCGCTGCTGAAGGCGCACCGGACCAATCTCGACAGCTTCGCCTGGTACACCGGCCGCCTCGCGATCGGCGTCTTCGATGACGCCCGGCCAGGCGGTCCTGTCCGCATTCTCGATGCGATCGGGAGGCCAGCGGCATGAGCGACCTGTTCATTCGCCGCACGGCCGTCGTCGAAGACAGTTGCCGCTACACTCTCAGCCGGCAGTGGGACGAACAGCTCCCGATGGCGGCATGGCTGCTTTGCAACCCGTCGACGGCTGACGATCAGGCCGACGATCCGACCTGCCGTCGCATGGCGCGGTTCTCGCGCGAGCTCGGCTGCGGCGGCTTCACCGTCGTCAACGTCTGGCCGCTGCGGACGCCCTACCCGGGCGATCTCTGGAAAATGATCGCGGCGGGAGAAGCCACCCGGCCGCGCATGTACGCCAATCACCTCGCGATCGACGTCGCCCAGCTCCGCTCGGAAATGCTGATCGTCGGTTTCGGCCCGGAGCCGGCGCGCCGCGCCCGCGGCGCCGTCGAGCGCGCACTCTATTTCTTCACCAAAGGCGGCGTCCGGCCGGTGCTGGCGTTCGGCGCTACCGATGACGGCTGGCCCCTGCACCCCCTCGCCCGGGGCAAGTTCGCAATCCCCAACAGCCGCCGGCCCGTTCCATGGAGCATCCCGCAATGAAGAATCCCTTCACCGGAGACTGTCCCTTCGACGGCCGATTGGCACGCACGCCGTATCTCGTGCTGCCCAAGCTCGCCATTCAGGCAATGCCCATCGCCTGGCGTCGGCGCTTCGAAGCGATGCTCGCCGAAATGGAGGAAACCGGCCTCGAAACGCCGAGCTACATTGTGCTCCGCGACGGCGAGGATGGCGACGCCGAGCAGACCGAGACCGGCTACATCGTCATCAAGCGCCGGCCGCAGGATCCGTGGGCCGACTACCGCTACGGCGACGTCGAGGCCTTGTGTCCGGACTTCAGGAGGCCGGCATGACCGACCGCCTCCAGCCGCCCACGGGCTGGCCCCGCGCCGCGACGCCCTGCGACCTGAAGCCGATCTGGGCCGGCGAGTTCCGCGACTTCAACGACTGGGTCAACCGCGCAAACCATCGGCTGACGGGCTGTATCGGATCGGTCGGACAGGAGGTTCCCGCCATCTGCGTCGATGCGCTCGGTCGCCGCTGCCATGTTGGGAAGGATTTCCACCGCGCCCGCGATGAGGACGCCTTCCCGGTCCGCTACTTCTGGGAGTGCGAGTGATGGCCTTGGACACGCTCGCGCCGATCACCGAGGATTGGCTGAAGGAGATTGGCTTCCGCTGGCACCAGCTCGACCGCCAGCCCGCCAAGCACTGGGTGCTGTGGATGGGCGAAGTCGTCGACGGCGGGCGGGGCGCGATCTGCTTTGAAGACCTTGGCATCGAGATCTCGCCGGTCGGCCATGACGATGAATGGTTTTGCTGGCTCCGCGCGGACTATTCCGGCCGCTACTCCCGCTTCATCCACCTGCGCCACATCCGCACCCATGCGGACCTGATCTTCATCCTCGAGGGGATCGCCGGCACGGGTTTCAGCCCTGAACACTGCTTCGGCGGGATCTGGATGACCCCCGAGCGCGCAGCGCGGGCCAAGGGCCTGGAGACACGCCTCGACCGCGTCGTGATGCGCGAGCAGCCATGGCGCTGCGACTTGCCCGACGACGGCGGCGGCCGTGCCCTCCCCGAACATCAGCAAGCCTTCATCGAAGCGAGGAAAGACCAATGACCGACCGGACCCATGATCGTCTGGTGCGGCTGCCGCAGGTCCTGGACCAGGTGCCGCTCAGCGAAGCGACGATCCGCCGCCGCATGAAGAAGGGGACGTTCCCCAAGAGCGTCAGGATCGGAGAGAACAGCATCGCCTGGTACGAGAGCGACATCGCCCGCTGGAAAGCCGCCCCCACCGACTGGAAGGAAGCGGCGTGACCGGCATGGGCAGGCTCGGCGTCCTGATCATCGCCGTCTGGGCAGTCCCCGCCCTGATCTTCCTCCTCATCTCGATCAGCCGCGGCATCTTCGATCCGCCGCCCCCGCCCGAGCTGGGCATGTCGCGGCTCGAACTGTTCTTCGCTCGCCTGTTCGTGATCGGAAGCGCCTGCTTCCTGATCGGCAACGCAATCCTGCTCTGGAGGATGACATGACATTGCCCCTGAAGGGGTGCGGCCACTGCGGCGGCACGCCATGCCACGAGGTTGATGACGAGGATTTCGGCATCGTTCGCGTGTTCTGCAGCATCTGCGGCGCTTGCGGACCGTTCGTCGTTCTCGGAGATGGTGTCGCCGTCGACGCGGCCAAAGAAAAGGCCAGCGAACTCTGGAACGGCCGCGCCGCAGATGCTGGTGCCGATTTTCAGCAGCGCGTCCGGCCGTGGCTGGTCGAATGCTTCGGCGCCGCCATCGCCGACGATCGCGTTGAACGCGGCGACCGCCTTCTCGAGGAGGTCCTGGAGCTGCTGCAGGCGGGCGGATACGATCCCGACCGCGTCGCGAAGCTGGTGACCTACGTCTGGGGCCGCCCAGCCGGCGAGCCCGATCAGGAAGCCGGCGGCTCGATGGTGACTTTCGCCGCCTACTGTCTCGCCCACGGCCTTGACATGCACGCCGCAGGTGAGCGCGAGCTAGCGCGGATCAGCGCGCCGGACGTGATCGAGAAGATCCGTGGCAAGCAGGCGCTGAAGGCGGCGACCATCGGCAGCTCACCGTTGCCGCAGGCGCTCCCAAGCCCGCGGGGGCACTGAAATGAACGCGGCAGCGCCGGCATTGACCGAACGCCAGCACGATCTGTGGGTTCGCACCGTGCTCGCCGTCGCCGGGACGGAGCCTCAGCGTCGCGCGTTCATTTCGGGATACAACGGCGCCGATTGCCCGCCTCACGCCTCTGAGGCCGGCCGACGCAGTTACCGGCTCGGCCAGGACGTGGTTGCCGAACTTCATGATGACCGCCTCGCCGCCCTCTCGCAGCCGGAAGGGGTGGAGGACGTGCTCCGCATCGCGCTCGATCAGAACGACGCGATGCGACATGAGCTGGCGTATATCGGCAATCTGATATCTGACCTGGCACGCGCAATGTGCGTCGGACAGGCGAATGACGACGGATCGTGGCCTGACCTCCCCGGCCGCATCAACAGGCTGATCGAAGTCGCACTATCATCCTCCGCCGCTCTTGGAGTACTTGCCCAGTTCGCCACCGCCACCCTCAAGGACACCGACCATGGTTGATCTGGACGCGCTGGAGGCGGCGCTGGGGAAGATGACGCCGGGGCCTTGGGAGGATGACCGCGAAAAGTCGGAAGGAGACTACGGTGACGGCCCTATGTGCCGAACAGGCTACGACACGGCGGTAATCCTTGCGCCGAACGGAAAGCGGCTGTTCGATGCGCTGAACAGCGATGCCGGTGAGGTGCACGAGGACGGTCCCGACGAAGAGGGTTTTTATTACGCTTGGGACGAGGTGAGCCGTCGCAACGCCGCTGGCATCGTCCTCCTTCACAACGCAGCCCCCGCCCTCCTCGCCGAACTCCGCCAGTCCCGCGACCGGGTGAACGTGCTGGAAGAGGCGTTGGGGGAAAAGCGGTGACGAATTCGCACTGGACCAAGGGCGCCTGGGTTGACGGTCTCGCCGAGTGGACTGACGAGGAAACGCGCACCGCTTATCTGTCGATCGCGTTCACATGGAGGCTCGACGAGGCATGGCAGCGCGCGGCGTGGTTTCGCGCGGCAGGCTATCATGTACGCGCGGGCGGCCCAGCCCTGTTCACCCGCAAAGAATATCTCGCCGAGGTGGCGGAGGTCGGCGGCGATCTCCCCGATGCGATCGTGCGTCACAATCCGATGGCGACGACGGCAAGCCGGGGCTGCCCGGTCGGTTGCTATTTCTGCATCGTCCCAGCGATGGAAGGAAAGGCCTTCACGCTGCTCCCTGAGTTCGCCGTTCGTCCGGTCCTGAGCGACAACAATCTGTCCGCGCTTCCCGCCGATTATCAGCAATATATCGTCGATCGCTACATCGGTCATGGCGTGCCGCTGCTCGACGCCAACAGCGGGTTCGAGCCAAAAACCTTCGACGAGGACGTTTTAGAGCGGTGGCGGCCGATCAATCGCGGCGTCTGGCGCTTCGCCTATGATGATAGCGGCGAGCGCGATGATGTCTATCGTGTCTGCCAGATGCTCCGCCAGCGTGGCATCGGCCCTCGCAAGATTCAGGTCTATGTCCTGATTGGCAATGAGCCGTTCGACGCTTGCATGGGCCGCATCCGCGAAGTGATTGAATGGGGCGGCGAGCCATATTGCCAGCCGATCATGAAGCTGAATGCGCTCACCAAGGACCCGTGGGTTCGATACGACTGGACTGCGCGCAAGCTAGGGCAGGTGAAGCGCTGGGTTAACGCTCAACCGAAAATCTGGAAGCGCGTGCCGTTCGCCGAGTACGACGCCTCTATCAAGCGCCCGGCCCGCCCCGCTCTCACCCCGGAGCCAATCCGATGAAGCGTGAGGCGAACCTGGACGCAATTCGCGCCGCCCTCAAGACCGGGGAGGCGGGCGATGGGCAGTGAACGCGGTTTCTTTCGATCTGCGCCGATTCGCGGTGCCGGCCGCACATTTCCCCTTCAATGCACCGAAAGCGCGTGGGGGTATCGACGGGGGTATCGCTGTCGATCACGGGCGCAAGAATGGCTGATTTCTGCGCCTCACAGGGCTGTCTTGTGACGGGCTCCGTCTCCGCCA